GGCTGGGGATATACGAAAATTTCATCAGTCGCCTTGACAGCGGGGAGAGCACCTGAATTTTGAACTATCGAAAGGCCAGGTTGAAGCTGATATGCCATTTTATTATTACATGAGAATATTAATCTACTCTACCTCGCAAACATACCCGACCTCTTGTCCCCATCACTACCAAGACCAGCGAAGGCCTCAAGCTGGACCCCTCTCGCGTTTGGATTACAATATCTACTATCACTCCTGCACATAGGTCCATTCTTGGGACCGTATAACCATTCCGCAAACTGCGTTTGATCTCCTGGGATTTTCGACACTGGGTTGGTGACAAACTGTCGATTTACCGCATTTTGCATATACTTGGGGAGGGGGGAACGCGAGCGCCCACTATCCATGGGGATCCTACTACTCGCATTTGATTTCACAGTGGAATAATAACACGCCTCCAATCTGTTTGGGGCATCGGTAAAGTCAGTGATGAGAACGTTACCCATTGGGTTTTCCTCTGTTGGCATCTGACACGGGATCTCACCATCCACTGTATAACTCACCGTATTCATTACCATTTTAGACTTATAAAGAACATACACAACTGAAAGAACGGTCGCACCTAACACGAAAATCCTGGGGTCCCTACGAATAAGGTAAATCAGACAACTCGCATAAATGATAAAACGAGAAGCGGCGTTGATGCGATCTTCTGGTGTTTGATCACTAGTTGGCCAAAACTCGGAAACTTTATCAGCCCTGATGAGTTGTTGGGGATCCTCAAACCAAACTTTCATTTAGTATAGGTGGAGGTTTATTTTTTAGGGAGACTACCAAGCATGTTCCCCATCATTTTCATAAGTGCATCCTGGTTGAGTCCCCCCCCATCACCATCCTGCATCTTGTCAGCGCATTCCTTCGCGATACCCTCAATCATCTTCAACGTGTCGTCTGGGATTGAGGTAATCGTGGTGCCAAGCATGTACAGAGTCTGGAGATACTGCCATGTCGCAGCCTTTGTATTAGCTGACATCCTCTCCCAGTATGACTTAATGTTGAGGTCCTTGAGGAAATCAATTGTATTCATTTCATTGAGGAGAAAGTTGTCATCCTTCGCGGAAATCTTATCGGCGTAGGGAGAAACACCATTCATGAAACCATCAACAACGAGGCGTGGATTGGTCGTCTTCAATAGGTCGAAGGAAGTCATCATTTTTTTAATGCCTTTTTCCTCTGGAAAAGTCTTGTGCAATTCCACAAGAAATTGACCCATCATATCGTTAAACGCAGTAACGGATGCCATTTTCTTATTCTATTCGTGTAATCTTTAAGTTTAGAAAGGTTCTGAGGAAATAGATTCTTTTTGTCCAATACCACCAGATACTATGGCAAACACGAGAATCGCATTGAGGACGGCGGGCTTGGTGTATTTATTGAGTTCCAACTTACCTTCATTATTGAGGTGAGCCTTCAAATGAATGTATGTCGCGGTAAGACCCGCCGCGATGAGAGCAGCACTCACGGGGTCTCGAAGATAGTCAGAGAGTTCCATTTAATTATAGGCAACTTTTTTTGTACGCTGCTCCGGTGCATCCCCAAAGAAAACATCATCCGCGACATCTTCGCCTGGCTGTTCCGGTTGCGGTTCGGGTTCGTGGTTTGGGGCTTGAACACCTGGGACGGTTTTGAATTCATTCTCGAGACCGGTTGGTTCAGGCTCTGGTCCCAGCTCCGACACGGGCTCCGGTCCCAGCTCCGGCTCTAGCTCTGGCTCCGGCTCCGGATCTGGGAAGGGATCCTCCTCACCTTCGAGTACATCGGGATCAATGCCATCCTGAATATCACCATCGAGGGAGATGTCTCTCGTTTCTTGGGACATGTAGGTCTGGAGAATCTGCTGTACGGGGATGAGCTCCTTGACCGTGTTCTCTATACAGAGGGAGAAACGAACAGTCAATTTCTCATCCCTTAGGTACTCACTCTGCTCCTCACTGAAAACGTAGGGATCTTTGTAGAGATCCTTGGCGATGTTATTGTAGCAGGTTTGAATGAAAACCTCCGTAGTGGGAAGTTTGAGAGAAATCTTCTTATTGTCAGCCTTGAGGCGAACAGCAGAGAGAATCTTAGTGCATGCAACAAATACAGCCGCCAGTAAATCGTTAAACCATGCACACCTGTTGGCAATGTTATCCGAATGATTTTTCGACATCGCGTTGGACCAGTTGGGAACCTCCTTGAGTAATTTCTGATACATTATGAGAACTTTTCGTCCCTTGGAGAGGGACACAGATTCGTTGTACATGTCCTGGAAGACTTCAATCATAGCTGGGCACATGATGAGGCACATCTGCCCCAAGTATTCACGCTTAGCCTCTACCAATATATTGAGGTTGTCCATTTATGATTAAAGTGGTTTTTAAAATGAGATTTTACTACGCACCTCCCCTGTATTTATTCGCAATTTTCTTGAGGTTCATGAGGTTTGGAAAATCATCGTCAGGGAGCCGCTCTGCTGCTCTTCTCTCCCTTTTCTTTTTGGGAACAACCCAAGAGACATATATATCGTAATCGTTTATAAGTTGAACAGTAAATCCACCCAATATAAACTGTCTGCTTATGTATTTCGCAGCCATACCTCTATCAAATGCTGGATAGCCCATGAGAAAGTGTGGAACAGTCAAAAATATCTGCTTGTGTCCAAGTTCAACCGTCTGTCTAATTTTAGAAGAAAACTGATCGTAAATTTTTTTATAAATTTCCTTTCGAATTTGTTTTCTCTTTTCATCAATCTTATTGACATCATCGATGCTGATCATTACAATTACTCTGACTTATTTTTTATCGAATCCAACTCAGCCTTCGTAGGTGAAGCCGCATCCTTAACCAGCTCGTAATCAAGGAATTCTTTACCAGGGGAACCATCGGTAAATGCACTCACATCACCAGGTACATCAACGTTAATGGGTTGAGATCGGAGAGATACAAGACGAACCTTACCATTCTCAACCTCGTAGGATGCGACGACGGAGAAACCGAAAGAGAAGCCACCCTTCTTGATAGCCATGAACATACATTCGTAGATGTCCTTCTCCTCACCCTTGTAGTGCATCACCGATGTTGTCTCGATAATGTAGGTGCAGATACCAGTACGCCTGGATATTTCCTCGTTGGCTTGGAGTACAAATTCTTCAATGGTGTCATTATCGACACTGACCTCAACTTTGGTATATTTGGAGAGGTCTGGTCTGGGGTCATCGAACTTGACGATACCCGTTGGCTTTGTGTAGCCTGATAAACCGAATGCTTCAGTGAAAGATTCTCGGGAGGTCATGATAAAAACAACCAACACGAGAAGAATGATTGCGACTGAGTAATTCATATTTACTATAACGCGTTAATTTTTTTTTACAAAATACCCTATAGATAATAGATGTCGCTGTTGATTTACAGCCCGAGGTGTAAACACTCTATGGATGTCATTGAATATGTCAACAAAGTTCCTCAGTTGAAACAACTTGTACATTTTCATAACATCAACACACAGGGTGTGCCACCAAACTACCAAAATAAAATCAATCGTGTTCCAACTATGCTAACGAAGAATGGTAAAATTCTCGTGGGTAATGAGATTAAGAATTGGCTTGATTCTCTATTACCAAAAAAGGATGTCGAGAACTCCAGTATCGGTGCGTTCGGGTGCTCCATGTCCAGCCTGGATGGTAATGATAACTCTGATATGTTCCGCCTTGATGATTACGGTCGGGCACTCCAACCCGCGATGACCAAAGAATTGGAAGAGAAGATTAACCGTGACGTGTCTAAAGGTGTAGCATATACAGATTTAAAGATGTAACGCACATATCATAGTAGATATGAAACTTACGACTATTCAAGCTTCTGCTTTTAAGTCTACATTCGAAGTACTGAAAGATATTCTCAATGACGTCAATGTGTACTTTAGACCAAGTGGCATGTACGTCATCACACTGGATACGGCGAGGACATCACTCATAGATATGCATCTCGCTGCTGACAACTTTGAACAGTATGAATGTGAGCAAGAAGAAATCATCGCTGGGATTAACATTTCAAATACTTTCAAACTTTTAAAAACGATCACCAATAACGATGTTCTCAAGATTTCGATTGAAACAAAGGAATATATGAACATAGAAATTATTAGTGAAGCGAAAAAGACTAATTCCAAATTTCAATTGAAACTCCTAGATATTAACGAAAGTCGTATCGAGGTTCCCGATGTAGAGATGACCACTATAACAACCATCCCATCGGCTGACTTTCAACGTTTGTGTCGCGACATGTCAAATATTGGTACGGACATTGAAATTAAGAGGTCTGGGAAGAATATCCATCTCAAGTGTGATGGGGACTTTGCGAATCAAGAGACAATTATCGAGTGCCCTGATGAAAGTCCCACAATCGGGGGTCTGTATAGTTTGAAGTATCTGAATATCTTTACAAAGGCGACGAGTATGTGTGCGTCTGTGCAAATTATACAAGAAATTGGAAACAGGTTTTTGATTCTAAAGTACAATGTCGCAAATTTGGGGGACCTTAAGTTTTATCTGGCGACTAAGGTATCTGAAGATCAGTTGTAAAATCATGCAAGGTTGAAAGTATCTTTTTCATACCAAATGTATTGGTGAGTATGATTTTGGGGAAATTTTTCTTTAAAGTATCTCTTTCGTAATATAAAAAGTGTTCGAGTGGAACCTTTTGTCCGTGAAAATCATTCCGCGGCCCTGAATACCGTTTCACCTTTTCAGTAATGTTTCTCTTGGGTTTATCATCGTGATCAACCACCCAGGCACTACTCAAAGGGATACTAAAATGCATCGCAGTATCTTCATTCTCACCAGGTTTGAAATTTATATCATCTGAGATTGCGGTGTATTCTTTTCCATTGAAATAATACTTGACCCGTAAAATCACCCACTTGATGTTTTGGGGAAGTAAGGTATGTCTAAATTTTTTACCTTTGACGAATACATGGTATTCGTCTAAAATACCATCGTCCCAAGATTTGCTCTCTTTTAACCAAAAATCATCTTCAATTTGATATTTCATATCGTGATCAATTTCATATGAAATTTCCTCAGAAATTATAGAATAATCACGTGGTGTGGTAAGGTACTTATAAAATAGAAAAAGATTACTTAAAAGTTTGAGGAGCATTCCTTTATATAAGATGGAAGGTAATTTTTTAAGTAGATATAACAACCGAATAGAAGAATGGAACATTCTGATAAAAAATGACCCAGACAACACAAAAAAATATCAGAGTGATATGGCGGAGTATATTATGAAATGTATGCCCTACATGAATCAACATACTGATGAAACTGAAGAAATATCAAATACTGATAACGTATTCAATGTAAAGGAGACGGTTGGGTTGAAGAGAAAGGATATTTTCACAGATTATCTAATAGAGGTTGAAAAACAAAACATATCGAGAAAAATAGTAAAAACTGCGGATAAATGTAAAACGTGCCCAGACAGCAATCTTTTACATTTTCATGACACGAGTGATCTCGTGTGTGACTCGTGTGGTGCAATCATAGATTGCCTCATTAGTGAAGAATTAACATATAGAGAAGAACAAGAAACATCCGAAAAAGTTGTGAACTATTCATACAAACGGGAGAATCATTTCAATGAATGGTTGTCACAATTCCAAGCACAGGAGCTCACCAACATACCCGAAGAAGTCATAGAACAACTTCGATCTGAACTCAAAAAAATTAAAATCAAAAAGTTGGAAGACATTACACATGTAAAAATTAGAGGACTCTTGAAAAAGTTGAAACTCAACAAGTACTACGAACATGTCCCATATATCACTAATATTCTAAATGGAATCAAACCACCAAACATGCCACAAGAGTTAGAGGAGTGTCTCCGAATGATGTTCAAAGATATTCAAAAACCCTTCGACACCCACTGTCCAGCCGAACGTAAAAATTTCCTCAGTTATTCTTACGTCCTCTATAAATTTTGCGAACTCTTGAGTGAAGACGAATACCTCCAATACTTCCCCCTCCTCAAATCCAAAGAAAAACTGTACCAACAGGATGTCATTTGGAAAATGATTTGTCAAGACCTTAGGTGGGAGTTCATTCCGACAGTTTAGGATACCTAAGTCGATAGAACCTGATGGTATTTTATATCAAAAATGTCGAGCATGCAACTTGTTTCCGATTCTTGGGAGATGATCTC